GTTATTATTTACTCTATTATTAACGTTATTATTTACTCTATTATTAACGTTATTTATATTAGAATTCATATTTATGTTTCCATTTCCACCATTAAGCGCGTTGTTGGAATTATCGACAAATGCAGAATTGTTAGTAAAATTTCCGTTATTAGACTTAATATCACGCTTCTTTGTGGAGTATAATTTAATAGGTTCACTCACGTTTAGTGAGCGAAGACGACTCCCTATAGCATCTATAGTTTCCTGCTTTGTCATCGTCATATTTATCAACCCCACCTTCTTTGCGAGTCTTCTTATATCACCCACTTTAGATGTCGAACTGAAAAGAGTGGTATAATCTTTCTGTGTTAGCGGAGATTTTCTGTCTATGAGATGCGTTCTATCTGAACTGAGAACAAGGGGCGGTAAAGGCAATTTACCACCCTGGATACTAGAATATATATCGCAGATTTGGTTTTTAGACAATTTTAAATCCGTACCAGCATTTTGTTTGATAAGCTGTCTAAGGTTTTCAATTTTTATACCCGGATCGCACGCGTCCATATTGTTATAAACCAACAAAAAAAGTTATAACATATGGGTTTACTGAGAATTAACACCGATGAGATATAATTGTAATTTTTCTTCATAGGACATTTTAAAATTAAAAATATTAATCTCTCCTATATCTATGTCTTTTGTTTTACTATTTTGTACATCATCATAACGTCTATTATTTAGGGTCGAAGCTATGAGAGCTTCTGCAAACTCTCTTGGTGTGTCTATGGATTCTATATATTGTGTATCCATTTTCAATTTAATACATAGTATCTTATCCGGTTTTTTATTTATAAATGGTGTCATTGGAAATTGTTCTACTGTACCCCCATCTATATATGTTCTATCATTGTATTTTACAGATGAAAATAAAAAAGGTACTGTTATACTCATACATAGGGCATCTATTACTCGCATTTCTGGGTGGGTATCCACCGAAAAATATTCAGTTCGTGATGTATTTACACAGAATGAAGATATGTATATTTTCTTTTTTAATTGAGAAAATGTAGGGTTGCACCCGAATACATCTTTAAATTTTTCTCTTATGGGATCTATGTCTATAAATCCAAATTTATCTATAAAACATTTTAGGTTCAATTTGACAAGATCGGATATATCCTCTCGGAGACTTGTTTCGAGTATTTCGTCTACGGAATATCCGAGGGCTAAGAATATTGCTATTATAGCCCCCGCAGATGCTCCCGAAATTTCTTTAACATTTTTTAAAGATGGTTCTATTGTCTTCAAATACCCCAACATGGCAAAATAACCCATAGCTCCTGGACCAATAACGAGATATTCCATTTGGTCACTTAATAGAACTGAGGAAATCTCTTTCGTAATATAGCGAATATCACTGCGAATACCACCGCGTGTGTTATTGCTGCCGAGATGCTGGTCTGACCAGACATTAATACGCCCTTGGATCCTGGTGGGAGTGTTAATAACATCCCTGGACTGAGAATTAAGAAGAGACACGTCGTCACGATCAAATCCTGGCGCGTGAGAACTAAACCCATAGCCTTGGCGATTATGGAATAAATCATGAAAAATACTAGTCCGTGAAATAATACGGTTTTTCGCCCGGTGAGTTCGTCTCTGAACGAAAGTTTGGTTCCATTTGTTCTGAGAAGAATTCCTGGGCTGAGAGTTAAAAAAAGAGCTGCTGGTATGGCTACTTTCTGGGAGGAGATATCTGGTAACATGTTTTAATATATAATAATAAAATTATCTACTTACTACTTGCGTCTATGATCCGAAAATTCGTAGCAAAATTCAACAAAATCTTCGTATTTTGCATCTTTCAATAGATGATTTTTTAAATAGGCGTCGTCTATGTATCTGTTTATAATAAACCACATATAACGAAGTTCTTCTTCCCAAGAACTATCCCATTCCCATACCGGTAAAGGCTGATGACGCGTCATGGGATCATTTTGTGTTTCATCACTATCACTATAATCTTCTACTTCATTTCCTGTGGTTGCTTCGTATACATATTGGTTCCAAACCATAGTTTCTTTTATTGTTCTTGTTTCTTTTCCTTAATCCCGGTTATGGAGAGTGTACTTGTTTCCGTTTCAGGTATATTATCCAAAATGGCGTTAATTGCGCCTTCTACTTGAGCTTCGTTTCCGTTGAAGAAAATATTCAAACCTTCCTTCACTGAGGTTTTGTTCATACTCGCTTTTTTCATTTTCTTTCTAACAGCAATTTTACCCTTTTTCAAATTAATCGTATCCAAACCATTATCAACCATGATTTTTTTAATTTGTAATCTCATGGCCTTTTCGGCCTGTGTGAGGATTTTTATATCATCGCGAGCTTCTGTAATTTGCTTTGTGAGTTCAACCAATTTAGAGACGCTGTTCGCTAATTCCGAGGGGACTTCTTCTGACATGTTATATAATTACATGTAGAGTGTTATCTTTAAGTTTAGGCGCATAAGCTACGTTGCATCAAATCTGGTGCAATTGTCGAATTATTCCATGTAAATGGTTCTTTTGGATTTGGTGGGTCCGCCCGAATTTGTTGATTCGCGTTTCGGAGGGCGCCGCCTGTTGTTTCTGGGTAGCCCACTTGCTGACGTGGTTCAAGGAAATTTTGACCCGCCAACACCTCATCTGGGCTAAATTCACCGAAATCCTCCTGGGAAGCGACTTCTCTTGGTAAGAGAGAGGACGCGAGACCTGTACCGGCTTTCATTTGACAACCGCCACTACCGACTTCGCCGTTGGTGGATGGACCCGCGGCAAATCCCGCAAAGTCTCGCTCTTGAACAGAGTATTTGGATTTGTTATTCCAGAAGGCAAAGTACAAGACAACAGCTATCGCAAGGACAACAATCAATTTCTTTGGGGAAACCTTCTTCATTCTTTATTATACTACGTACAAATTTTTTTTATTGGACTTCCTCGTCTTCGATAATATATTCTTCTGGATAATCTTCGAGTTCTGGTGCCGGGGTTTCTTGTGATTCTTCTGGTTCATCTGGTGTTTCTTCATCGTGAATTCTCAATTGTACGATGTTCCACGTCGCACCAAATGCCTTTTTGGCGAACCAAAGCCCAGAAAATTCAACGAGGAGGGTACACGTCATATCATTTTGGATAGAATCAAATTCAAGTGGTTCTCTCCTGGCGTCGAAAACTTTCGTTGCTTCTATACGATCTGCTGAAAGACCCATTTCATCCCTGAGATATGCTTTCTGAATAGTGGTATCCGAAAGTTTACGCCCAAACCACTCCTTACTATTGTCTAATGCAGCCTGGAGATTGTTTACATGAATAGCTTCAATTTTAGACATATTTGTCTCGCTCACGGGGTCAAAGATAATTTCATTTTTATCTGACGCATCGATAATTTTAACTCCATTTAATTGAATAAAGCATCTCTTTTTTTCATCTGTAAGCACTGACGCGTTGTAGAGTCCGTTATCTCCGAGTGCGACTTTATCGTAAATCATAATAGTAGTATATGTAAAATGCATCAATTCTTTAAACCAATAAAGGGTATAGCCGCTGAACTACTAAGTATACGCTTTGGTACCCATTTATCACGGACTGGTTTAAATCCATACAACGTTTCTTGCATTTTTATTTTTTCAGGTAAGGGTATGGGTTCAGTTGGTCTATAGTTAAATTCATTTTTTATATACGCTCGCCTTCTGTCTGGTTTCCATTGTAAATTTTCTACATTGAAACGTTTGTTTCCCTCTGTGCGTTCAAATCCTGGGATATTCATATCGGGCACGGTTGACCTTTTCAAACCATGAACTATTTGTTTAGAGAGTTTTTCTCTGGACGGGGTTGTTGTGTAATTTTTGTATTTATAGGGGTTGACCTGTTTCGCCTTTTTCATATTTACCTGTTTATGTTCTAAAGGTATACGTTTTTTAGGACTTATTAATTCCTTTCGCACCTTTTTGATGATGGTATCCATACTATCAGTTGCTTTTATGCTTCTTGGCTTGATAAGTTTCGCGAGTTTGACCATACGCTGTCTATCCTTTTCTTTCTTTTCTGGACGAAGACCAAGTTTTTGCATGAGATACACATCTTCAAGGAGAAATTTTTTACTGGCTATAAATATTCTATTATCGACTACTACACGCCCCGTGAATGGAATTTTATAAGATATACCCTTTTCTTTCGTTTCCAAGACTTCATATCCAAATTCACCCGGGCGCATTATAGGTATATCGAGTATTCCGCCTAGATTGAATGTTTCTATTTTATTTTTGAATGGATTGAAACATCGTATTTTAAGGTCTAATGCAAATAATTCAACATCTATAAAGATATTCTTGGCGGCGGGTCTATTATCGTTTCTCTGTTTACGCTTTTTAATCATATTATATCGTCTTCGAACGTAAGGACCGGAACTATCAAGATTCATTCCAACAAATTTACCTATTTTACTTTTATGATTAGTTAGGCGGGTGTGTATTCTCTTGTCGAGTTTTTTAGCAATTTGCCCAAGTTTATCCCAGAGTAACAATTTTACTGCCTGTAATTTACCGAAGTATTTTTCATTTGGTTTCATTCGTGGTGCAAATTTTGTATCTATATCACTCGCGACGATTCTATCATTGCGATCTATATATTTATTGAACGCTTCACCGCCACTCACAATGAGATCCCCCATAGGTTTTAAGAAAACTGTTAATTCGCCTATTGTTTGGTATAGGATGTCTCGTATATTATCCGTAACAAGTGCATATACCATTTTTTCAAATGTTTTGTTTGGGTGCACTTTGTGTACACGATTTCTAAATTTAGCCAAATCGTTTTTGTCGTAATATTTTTTTAACAAGTCATCGTTAAAAAATAAATTCGTCTTTAGAAATCTATTAATTACGGCGGGCGAATAAATATTTTCATCCATTATTATAATATACACATATTAAAATGGACTGTAGTTCTGAGAAGTGTGATGTTATAGATAATTGCAGGTGTTACGCAGATGAGAATACATCTAATACAAGGGGTATCCAGACATGTGGCGTTTTACGTCATGGTGTGATAGTACCGTGTAATGCAGGTTGTTGTCCAGGTGGATGTCCTGGACAATGTAAAGGCGTACATAATAGAGAACCATATGGAATTGGTAGAACTGATGTTTCTAGTATAGTTAGGATATGGAAATGGTATTTAATAGTCGCTATTGTGCTTTTAATGTTAAGTACTGGATATCTGATGAAATAGACTTAAAGCCGAGACGATTAGTATACATACAACAAAATGTCCACCGAACAGCATCAACAAATTCTTACCGAAATCGCATCTCTCCGTTCTGATATCAAATCTCTTTCTAAATTGGTTAGAAAGGTAAAGTCTAAACAAGACGATCCATCTGGGGAAAAGGCTAAGGCGCGCGCCGAGAATAATGGATTTAACCGCAAGCAAAAGATTTCCGATACTTTGCGAAGTTTCCTTGGTTTGGAAAATGAAGAACTCGTCTCTAGGAGTGCCGTGACTCGCGCAATTAATAAGTATATTACCGAAAAGGGTCTTAAGCATCCAGAGAACGGACGGGTTATTATGCTCGATGATACTCTTCGTAATCTTTTGCAACCACCGGAGGATATTCAAGTCACCTTCTTGAATCTCCAAAAGTATCTTAGCCCTCATTATACCAAAGCCTAAGTCACGACACAAGGCTTAAAAAATAAACACATATATGTAATAGATGTTAATCGATAAAAAAATAATTGAATCCCTTGTTGGTACAAAAATATCTAAGATAGATTTATACCAAAAAGCATTTACGCACAAATCCGCATTAAAAGAGGACGAAAATTTAGATGGGTCATTCGAAACGTTAGAATTCATGGGAGATTCTGTTTTGGGGTTCGTGATAACAAAATTTCTTTTTGACAGGTTTGAAAATAAACAAGAAGGGTTTTTAACAAAGGCTAGAACAAAGCTTGTTCGTTCAGAAATGCTCGCGTCTATAGCTAATAAAATGGGGTTGTATAAATACGTCCAAATGGACGAAAAGGGTATGCGTAATGAATGGAATAAAAATCCTAAGATTCTAGAAGATGTATTTGAGGCATTATGTGGAGCAATTTATATGGACTTGGGACTGCTTCATACGAAACAATTTATACTAAATATATTTACAAACCCTGAGTACGTGGACTTGAATTGTATAATGGTGGATGACAATTTTAAAGATCAACTCATGCGGGCGTGTCAAACAAATGCCTTACCGCTCCCAGATTATAATGTCACTGCCCACGAGAATGGTATATTTTATATAGATGTATTGGTCAATGGACAACTTGTGGGTAGAGGACATGCAAAGAGTAAAAAACAAGCGGAACAAAATGCGGCAAAAATGGTTTTTTACCCCCCACACCCAGAAACAGATTTATTACCCTTACCTCCTCCACCACCTCCATCAAGACCCCCGCCTCCACCACCTGGACCTCCACCACCTCCACCACCTCGTCCACCACCGGGAATTCCGCCACATCTTTCGAAATAAACTATACTTAAAAGGAAAATTATATTATTACTCACAGAGAATGTATAAAAA